GCGTGCTTCTTCGTATGCCTTCTTTACCCACTTTCCGATCTCGCGTCCGTAAGGCGGATTGCAGAAAACCGCCCCGCCGCGATCCCAGCTTTGCGAAAGCCCGTCCGTTTCCGGCGTATAGTAAAGCGTGCATTTTGCCGTTTTGTCGGTCGCCGCCGCGTCAAGCACGAAGCCGAATTCTTCGTTCAGACGGTCGAAGAAGTCTTGCGGCGTACACCAATCCATTTTCTTTGAAGATAGAAGCGCACTATTCACCGCCGCCAGCCTCCTTTCCGGAAATCGGTTTTGTTTTCCCGTCTGCGAATGCTTTTAACGCCTTCGCCTTGCTGGTGTATGTTTCCGCCGTTTCAATCCCGCAGATCGGGCAGTACACGAAGTATTCTTTGTTTTCTTCGTCGGCGTATATAACCGCGTTTTCAACTTCTCCGCCGCAATGTGGGCATTTTGTCTTTTTTTCTGTGAACCCTCGCTTCTTTTCGGTTTTCGGCGTATCCTCTGTATGTTCGTCGGAAAAGAGGCGTACAACCGCCGCAACCTGTTCAAAGTCCAGATAAACGGGCTTGTTCTCCGTAATTCCTTCAATGTTGTATCCGGTCGCTTGTCCGAAGCCGTTTTGCTTGATCGTGAACTTGTCGCACTTGATAGCGAATTCCGAACCGCTCTTCAAGATAACGCGGATCGTCATTTTAGGCATTGTCCGCCACCTCGCTTTCGTCCCCGACGATCTCGCCCGTAGCAGGATCGACATTCAAGGAATATTGTTCCGGTTCAGCGGCACGCGCCAGCGCTTTCTCCCGCTCCCGAAGGTCAAGGGAAAGCGCGCATTGCTCCGTAAGCCTCTTCAAGTTATCGACAAACTGCTGGCTAATTACGTCATACGGCATAATCACCGCTTGAAGCAGGAAGCCCGCTTTCGCTACGATGTAGGGCGTTCCGCCGGGCGTGATCCGCTCGTATAGCTCCAGCACGTCTAAAATATCGGATACGGGCGAAAGATAGCGGCTTTCGATGAACACAAGCCCGCGCCGCGTCTGCAACGGCTTCAAGGTCTTTCCAGAATAGGCGATCGAAATTGCTTCCCGCTCGACAGGCTTTTCGTTCGCGTCTGTGTCCTCGAAGCTGATTTCCGAAGGAATGCCCGCTACTTGAACGAACCAATCTTCCCGCTGTTTTTCCGGAACGTCGAAAATTGTCAAAAGGCTTTCTTTGTCCAGCGCCGGAAGCCCTGTTACCGGATAAGCCGCCGCGCCGTCGCCGATGTATTGAACAACGCCGCCGCCTTCGGTGTACCGCTCATAAATAACGGCGTATTTGTTCTTCTTGCAGATCGCCGCGATATTTTTAATCTTCATCTTCCGCCACCTCGCTTTCGTCTGCGTCGTCCCGCTCCGCAATCGGCGAAAGGTCAACGCGGGGAACGCGGATCGCCAGCGCGATTTGACAACCGCAACGCGGACAATCAATCGCATTGAAGCGGGTAGGCGGTTTCGTTAAACACTCCGTAAACCCGCGCGGCTCTTCCGCAATGTAGATTTCTTCTTTTGTCGGCGTTACGCGGTATCCGCATACGCCGCACGTCTTTTTCTTTGTAAACATATTGAATAGCCCTCCTTTTGTCTAATATCTGCCGTAAACCCGAACGACGGTGAAGGGCTTGTCCGCCTTCGTCGCCGTTACGATCGCCGAAGTCATAAAGGATACGCGCAAGAAATCCCGCGCCGCCCGTTTTGCAAGCCTCCACGTAATCATTCGCGCGTTAGGTTCCTGCATTGCGTCGCCGTCCAGCGGATACTCGCAAATAAGAACCGTGTTCCCGAACGGTCGCCGCGCTGGGCGTTCCTTCATAAATTCTTTGTTGCCCTCTTTGCACTTCACAATTTCAAGCGCCTTCGGAAACTGCCATCCGCAGTCCTGCTTCTTTTCTTTTGCCATTGTTCGCCGCCCCTTTCTTCAAAGCTGAACTAAATTCAAAACCGCAAGAAGCCGATCCGTAATCTGCTTCCGGCGCAACTGCTTCAATATCGTTTCTTCGTTTGCGTCGTAGTTTTCTGCAAGCGTTACGAAATACTTCAATTCCGGATTTGCCCTTTGCCGAATCCCAAGACAGAAAAGAAGGTGATCCGTTACTTCCGCTTTGATCGGATAAACGGCAATTTCTCCCGTGTTCTTGTCGATTTCTCTACAAACGCATATCATTTCGCCCATATCCGCGCCCCTCTCTAATCGTTATAGGGATTTTGCAAGCACCAATCCCACGTTTCAGCGTCTTTCCAGCCGATCGTGAAATGATTGTTCCGCCCGTCGCCTGTGAAATACAGGTATTCAGCCGGAAGGACGCGCCCGACGTTCGTTTCCCCGTCCCGCTCTGCGTGATAGCGGATCAGAACGTCAGCCGCCAGCGTCGCAAGCTCCGGAAGAACGGGATAATCTGTCGAATATCCGGCGAACTGATACGGCGCTTCTAATACCTCCAGCACGGTATCCGGAAAGCGGGGATCGTCAACGCGGTTCAGCACGCACCAAACGCACGCGGCTTTTTCCATATCCGAAGCAATCCCGCGCGCTTCTCCGTAAAGCATCTTTGCAAGCGCTTCAACCTCTGCCGCGTCCGGTATGTAGTCCGTTTCTTCCGTTTCCGGTGCAAGCGTCAAGATTGGGGAAGGGGATATAAGCGCCGTAGGTTCTCCCGAATACTGTTCCGTTTCCGGTGTCCCGCTCCACGGCATAAATGCGACAAGCGGGATCGCGGCGATTACCATTGAAAGCGCCGCCGCGATCCGTCTTTGTTTCCTCTTCACAACGCCACCCCGCTATCCGCTTCAAGGGACAGCCACCATTCGGGATTGTTTCGGAAGCGTTCGTTCGGGCAAGCGTCGCAATTCTCCGCCACGCACCCGCTACAATATCGCTTTTGAAATTCCGTATCCCACGGCGCTTCTAATACCGGAAGGGAACGCAAGAACCGCCCAAGCCCTTGCGCGTCCGCCGTGAGTGCTTCAAAGTTTGTTTTCCCGCTCGACGTTGCCCGCCTTTCTGCGCTTGCCGCCATACCCAGCGCCGCCCGCTGTTTCAAGACGGCGTAATTCTCGAACCACATTTTGTAAAGCTCCGCTTCCGTTTTCCGGATCGCGTGTTCAAGAACCCGCACCGCCGCTTCGGACAAGTCCGCGATCGTTTCTTTGATCCGCTTATAGTCCGCATATATGGCGCAATATTGCTCATAGGTGTAAAGGTAAGATGTGCAATCGTTCTTCGGGCACTCCTTTTTCAAGGCTTCGCCGAAATCCGCCAGCGGCTTGAAAAGAATTAAAGTGTCTGTCATATTGAATAGCCCTCTTTCTTGAATTGCGGCGAATTAGTTTTCCGCCGCCCTCTTTTTTCTTTCGTTCTCTATGTTTAGGTTCATTTTCCAATAGTGAAAATGATTAAACATTTCTTGCGTGCAAAGAAGCCCGTCCGCCCGCCGAACGTCAATTCCCATTGTGATTTGCAGGAATTCGGCAAGCCCACAAAACCGCCCACAAAGATTTGTGATGGCGTTCAATTTCTGTTCTTCGGTGTAATCCCTGTTTTCGTATGCCGCTTTGCCCTCTGCAACATACTTTTGCATACGGTCGATCAACTCGATAACGATTTCTTCTTTCGTGTCCTGCAAACCCTTGTCGCTTACGGCAAGCGCTCCTAACTGATACTTTTTCATATTGAATAGCCATCCTTTCGCTACTGATTTGCGGCGCGTCTGTTGCCCCTGCGCCTAATGTTTTCTTGTGCCGTCGTCTGTGCAAGATCGGCGCTATATACAGGACGCTTGTTTTCGTCAAGCTCTCCCGTGTAGCCGCGTTTAAGCTCTTCGTAAATAGCGGCAACGCTTCTTCCGATCTTCGCGGCAATATCCACCGCCCTTGTTCCTTTGCCGTAAAGCTCTTCAATTTCTCGGCGCTGGTCGAACGTCAAATACGAATATCCGTCCATTTTGCAAGCCTCCTTTCGCCGCTTTGAATAAAAAAATAAAGCAGGAAAACCGTTTCGGCTTTCTCTGCTTTTAATGTTACTTCTTTCATTAGGTTAAATACTTCCTGTTGTGTATTGACAGTAGACTGATTTTCTGATAAAATAAAATTTATGTAAAAGGAGGCGGCGTTTATGTTGCATAGCATGCGTATTAGATAAGCATTGAAAAAAAGGATTTTCCCATTTTCAAGAAAG